CTTGACAGTTCTCTGACCTCCTACTACATCGTATGGATATTCTGGTGGCAAGTATAATTTAAATACTCTTGCTAATAATCTAAATTCAGTTTTTAAAGAAGAATAAATTCTTTTGTGAATAGCAGACATTGTTCTTGAGCCACGTTCTAATAATGCAACAGTTGTACCAACGGCTGCTTGTTGGTTACCATCACCAACTTGTAGATCTGCAATAGATGCAAATCTCTGTCCAGCTTGAACGACTATACCCATTAAGTTTAATAAAGTTGCAGATGGTTCTTTAAATGGCAACATCATAAAAGAATCTTTTAAGTTACCACCTGGTGCATCTACATCTCTAAACTCACCTGGTTGTATTGATTGCGCATCATCTCTAATTCTAATGCCACGCATTTTAAATCCTGCGGGTAAGTTGGAGAGCGTACCCGCATCCAACAATTGACGAAGAGCTGCTGTTGCAGTTCTAGACAGACCGCCAATCATATGGATGAGACCGAAGCCATAAAATCCTAGTCCAGGTAAAAATTTAAAATGGACAAAATATTGGATCTTAGTTTTGTTCTGATCTCCAATCTCGTAATTTCTTCTAATAGATAAAACTTCTCTTGTTGCTAACTCAACAGTTACTATGTATGGAATTTTTATTCCAGATGGTTCACCAGATTCATCTGTGTGTTCAAAACCTTCTAAGTCTAAATTAACATGACACTCTAACAAAGTATAAACTTCATCGTCTTGAGATTTTCTTTGACCTTCTAGTTCTCTCTCTTTTTTCTCTAGATCGCTCTCTTCATAGCCTGGAGTTCCTAAATCTATATCTCTATAAAAACCACCGACCTGTTGTTTTCTTAAATCGTTTTTTGAAATCTTCACCCGATGAATGATTGCTTCCGCATCTTCTAATGAGGTAGCAGTATACGGTACAATCAAATCATCCGCGGGCACAAACTTTGATACAGCCTTACCATCCAGCTCATCATAGTAAACCTTTTTAAACGCAGAGCCTGCGAGTGGAAGATAAAACAATAGTTGATCAAAGTCTGGTTCGTAGTCTCTCATTTTTTCCATGAGTTCGTAATTCATAAAATCTTTAACACGTTGTGCTTGTCTTGCTTTTTCTTCTGATGGTGCACCGACAACAGCTGTTCTAACTGGACCATCTGCTGGTAATAATTCTTTATAAGCTAAAGCTTGAAACTGAGTAACAGCTTCTGCTAAGACTGGGTGCGTGGCGCCTGATGCACCTTGAAATGGTTCTGTACGCATGTCATATTTAAATCCTAAAAGATCTAAACCTTTTGCATAACTTTGTGCCCAATCTTTTCTTGAGGCGTTGTAGTCTTGATATTTTTGAGTGAGATCTGATCCTAGTTCTCCTAGAACTTCGTCTGGTAAAAATTCTGCTAAGTTGGCATAATGCTCGTCACCACCTTCTGGTGATGCTGCGCTTGCATCAAAATCTATTTCAACTGATCCATCTTCGAGTTCTGTAGTTTCAATGGGTCCTGGTCCCTGTTGCTCTTCTACTGCAACTTCTTCTACAGTTTCTCTAACCTCTTCATCACTAGGAAGTGTAATCGAGCCCCTTGGACCTTGCGTCAGGGACTTGTCTATTTTGTCTGCCATTTGTTTTCTCCAATCTTACAGTCTTAACAGTATTGTAATCAATTTTCAACCCTTGAGGCGTGGGCCCAGATTTAGGTGGCAGAAGGTGGGTCTTTGGATACTTATTTGTTGGTTGCATCTTCTTCTACCATCTCTTCGAAATCAGATATAGTTTTAGTAACTTTATCACTCTGTAAAGATTGAATACCTTCATTAAAATCGTCTTGATCTATTAAACCTTTTTTTAAAGCTCTTTCCAAAAATTGTTGAATACGGTAGACCTGGCTTTGTGGTTCAAAAGCTGGAAGAACTTTTTTAAGAGCTTCTACTTCGTCATCTAGAGTAAGTTCAGTGCCTGGTTTTTGTGGGGGAACTAATGTGTTTGAAGTTTCTGCTGTCTCAATAATTTCAGTGTTTGACATGTCAGAGAAATCTTTTTCTAAAGGCGTGCCATCTTTAAATCCTGGACGCGTAAGATACGCCATCATCTGATTGTATTCGTGGATCTTCAATTTAGACCCCTAGGATTCCTGCTATACCACCTGATCTTTTTGGTTCTGGAAGAACTCCTCTACCAATTAAAATATCTTCTTGAGTAATTTCTCCATCTTTAGATAAGTCTGGAAATGATCCACCAGCTAAAGTTATTCTTGCAAGCTCTTCTTCTTTTGCTTTTCTATTCGCTATTAATTCACCTATTTTTATTTCAATAAAATCGTCTATGGTTTTTCCAGGGTTATTATCTTGGAACTCTTTAAACTCTATTAAGAACTCTAGATCTCTTTCATCCTCTGGATCTTCTCCTGCTAGTTGCATGATGCCTTCTTCTTTTTTCTTGACCTGTTCACCCATAGGGATACCTTGGTCTTTCATTAATTCAATTACATCGACATCAGTTTCTTGTACTTCGTCTTCGAAGTCTCTTGGGTCATCTCCAGCTCTTAGCATTTTTCTCATAATTCCTCCGTTTGCTTTTTTTGTTTTTTCCATTCTTCTCATAGCCTCTTTAACAGCCTCACCAAATTCAAAACCCTCTTCGTCCATTAGTTGTTTAACTATTTTTGACATTTCTAATTTTGTGTTCTCGTCCATTAATAATACGTCCTTTGTTTAGGTAGTGCTGGTTCATCCTTATAATCTTCAGGGTGTTGAATCAAACCACCTTGTCTAAATCTCATCACAGCTTGAGTCATACTATCGACCAAGTCATCGTGATCCCCATACGGAAAGGCAGCGCATTCTTCAATCACCTCTTGAGCAAACTCCATTTCTTTGGGCGCCCATATCAGCCCCGACTCAAACATCGGTGATACTGCGTTTACTCTAGTGTGCTTGTCGTTGCCTTTACTAGGTGTGAAATTTATAACAGGAATTCCCATCTTACGCAACTCATAAGTTAGAGGCAGACCAGATGCTTTGCCTTCAATAATAACTGTTTCAGGATTCCAGTAGCCGTATTGCTCCATCGCGATCCTACGCAGCTCTGGAAATTCGTACCTACCTTTTAAAGAGTCTACCAATATTAAATTAGGCGGATCATCTTCAGTGGGTTGAAAAACTCCCCAGGTTGTAATTGCAGAGTAATCTGCAGTTTCTTTTTTCATAAAAGCTGTATCATAAGATTGTATTACATGCTGCAATGCAGGTAGCTCTTCGTCTTCCCAATCTTTCCACCACTCACGTTTTATAAGTGCTCCTTCTTCTGAAGTAGGATTTTGCATGTATTGTGAATTCCATTTTGATAATGGTATAGAAGCTTTTACAGATTCTAAATCTTCTAGTTTCCAATACTCTGGCCATACAGGTTTTCCTGAAGGCATGATTGCAGGGAACTCAACTACATGCCATTGATCGGCCTTAGGTTCTTTTTGTGCATTTAATAATCTGCCTGTTAAATCTTTTTCATTCCATCTAGTCATGATTACAATTATAGATCCGCCAGGTTGTAAACGTTGTCTAGGTCCAGAGGTATACCACTCGTAAGTTCTATCCAGGGCCTGAGCGTTCATTGCATCTTGTTCAGAATGCGGATCATCAATAATTAAAAGATCTGCACCTCTTCCTGTGATTGCCGATCCTACACCCGCTGCATAGTATTCTCCGCCTTGAGCAGTTTCCCATTTACCTGCTGCCTGAGAGTCTTCTCTTAATTTTGTTTTAAAAACTTTTTGGTATTCGTTGGAATCAATTAGAGCTTTTGCTTTACGACCAAATCTTACAGAAAGTTCTGTTGTGTTAGTTGATTGAATAATTTTTAGTTTAGGATTTCTACCCACCATCCAGGCGGGCAAAAGATAAGATCCAAATTCAGATTTAGTATGCCTCGGTGGCATATTAATAATTAATCTTTTTATTTCTCCACTAGCTAGTTTATTAAATTTATCTGCTATACGTTTGTGATGTGAGCCTTCTATAAAATCTGGCCATACGTGTTTTACAAAAGTTAAGAAATCATCCTGTATGGATTTTTGTTTTTTCTTTTCACCATACTGATTAGCCAGTAAAGCAAACTGCCTTCTTACATCTGGGGGTAGTTTATCTAGGTTATGTATAAATTTTTCATTCATAAAAATTTTTCCGCAAAATTTTTCAGGTTGATTTTGAAACCTTTGGAAAGTTTTTCCTGGTTATCTATTTATAAAACTTACATATATAGGTCAAGTCTGGGACCCCTACTGTCTAGACCTAAAAAAAATTTTTAAAAGAAATCCAAAAACGCAAGGCATCGTGGTACCTCTATCAAGATCCAGTGCGCCGAGCGCAGCGAGGCGCGGGGCGGCGGCGAGCTCGCTCGGGGCCTGTGATATTTTTGCAACACTGTTGCAAAAATACCCTGATGCATGCAACCTGGGGTTGTATGCATTTTATGCATACAACCTCAGGTGGTTTATTATTTTCTATGTTCTATTCTTTTTAATCTTACAGCTTGAGATGCTGCCCTTCCTTCCTTTTGTTCTAGAGCCTCTAAAAAAGATAATTCATGATCAACCGCATCTACAAAATCTACAACCTTTTTTGTAAAGTCGTCATCTTTTTTTCCTGCTATGTAAAGATCTTTTTCTAGATCATCTACTAAAGTGTATATTTTTTCTAGTTCTGTGATTAGTTTTTTTATTTTCATATTTCCTCGCTTTCATTTGTATCTTATAGGATTATCCTATAGATTGATACATGCAGATTGTCGCACCTAGATCATGGCGCCAGATTCTGGCGCCATGAACCGCGAGAAGTCTATTCCGTTATATTTTCATTTTCCCATCTCTTTTTGTTTTCGGCTTGGTCTTCTTTGATCATCTGAATGATGGTCTCCAACGAAGCCGCGATCCTTAAAATTGCATTTGCTATTTTATTCATTAAATATCCCTCCATATTCTTAGCGCTATTAAACTAAATATTGTTAATAATAAAAACCATTCCATTAGTAACAATCCCTGCAGTAACGTTTATCAACCGCTGAATAAAAATCTGGAGCGATTGCATCCCCGCAACTTCTGCAATTCAAAAAGACATCACCTTTTTTTGAGTCGTCTTTTCTTTTTCTCTTTGGCTTTTTCTCTGTAAAGTCAAACTCTAATTGTATCATATTTCCTCGCTTTCTATGGGTGGGATTATATACTATAATCCCACCTCTGTCAATAGTTAATCTAATAGAACTCCATATTCTTTTGGAAAGTATTTAATAAACCAATCTAAACCCTTCCTCTGAGATTTCCAATCTTGGAACATCTCAGAACCTATTATTACATCATAAACCGCCACCGCAAACGCGGGCAGTTTACACTCTTCACCGCCGAACCTATTTCTAACGGTTTCCGTTGTCGTTGGATCTTCTGGCAATGCCACCGCAAAGGGCAGCTTGTAGTCTTTGCCTTCGTATTTAATTGTCTTCATATTTCCTCGCTTTCATTATTTCGAGCCCCGCCCATTCTTTGGGTAGTGCGGGGCTCTGTACTTGTCTTATCACCAAATCAGTAAAACAAATCATGATCTCATTGTATAGGATTTTATAAGATCTGTCAATACATAAAATAAAAAAAAATACAACCTGTGGTTGTGTGCCTTGGATATTTTATCCCCGACCTCCCACCCCTATTATATAAGATAATATGGGATTGTCAAGAAAATTATTATTTATTTTTTAATTATTTTTCTTGCATCTTATATTATCCTATGTTATTATATGTCATTAACAAAGCGAGGAAATATGAAAGAACAAAAAGCAGAAATCCAGTTAGAGGTAGTTAAAAGAGTGGCGCAATCTAACTGGAGCGTTGAAGATCTTAGAGCCGTTGATGATTTATTAACGGATCTTTATATTAAGGGTCAAGAACAAACTGAAAAAGATAGAAGAGAGTTTGAAGAGTGGAGGCAGAAAAAAGAAGACAGCATAAGAGAGACGCCCGCTTCATGATCCATATATCAAAAATGACGGGGAAACTTGAAGGTTTCCTCGCCATCTCAACCAACACTTCAACCAATGAATATTGCCAAAAGCAAAATACAAAAAATGATCTAGATAATATCTGCGTCCATTGTTATTCGTGGACTATGCTTAAAACCTATCGTAAAAACATGGCGCCCGCGCTTGAGAGAAATTCTAAACTTCTAGCGTCCAAGGCCTTGCATCCAGATGCATTGCCAATAATTAATAGCGCGTTTTTCAGGTTCAATGCTCATGGTGAATTGATCAATGAATTTAATTTAATTAACTATGTAAATATAGCTATTAAAAATCCTCATTGCAATTTCACACTTTGGACAAAAAGATATGATATAGTTTATAAATATTTTAAAAACAATCCTAAGCCAAAAAATTTTATTTTAGTTTATTCAAACCCAAAAATAAATCA